CTGTAACTGATTTTTCTACTGCAACAACTAATCTTGTTACATCGGTTATATCTCAAGATGGTGGTGGTAAGGGTCATTTCTTATTTGAATCATCATTGACAGGTGGTGCTAAAAAGTCAATCACAAACATTGGATGTGCATTGGGTACTGTAGCACTTGCTAAGGTAAGCGAATCAATCGCTTGGGTTGGTAAGTTCAATATCAGCGATGGTGTTGAGAATGAAATAGTCGAATTTTGCAATGGTACATTATGGACATCATTAAGCCAATCATCATTGGAGGCATTGTTCTCTAAGCGTCATTTGTGGGCAAAGAAATTTACAGGGGTAAGCGGTACGTTCTGGGTGGATTCATCGTGTGCGGTCGCCACTACCTCAGATTATGCTTACATTGAGAACAACCGCACCATCTGTAAAGCGGAACGTAACTTGTACACGGCTTACACTCCATTATTGAACTCACCTATTACGTTCAATGCAAACGGAACTATCACCGATAACACGATTGCATACTTTGAGAATGTTGGTAACGCTGCACTTGACCAAATGGTTAAAGACAACGAGTTATCTGCAAAGTCAGTAACAATTAATCCAACACAAAATGTATTAAGCACATCAACGCTAACTATCGCAGTAACATTGGTCATCAATGGAGTTGCACGAATCATATCTATTCCAATCGGATTTAAACCATCAATAGCATAAAAAATGGCAACAGCATTACTAAACGGAGTTAACTATTCAAGTGTTAATATTACCGTCATCATACCAATCTTAGGACCAGTCATTGGCATCACTAAAGTTGAGTATATGGAAGAGCAAACTATTGACGATAACTACTCATTAGGTGTTAATCCAACATCACGAGGATTTGGTCAAAAGAAGTATACAGGTTCAATCAGCATCTACAAAGATGTTTGGAATCGAATCATTGACGCATCACCTTTGAAAGACCCTCTATCATTACCTCCATTTGAGGTAACGATAGTGTTTGGTGGCGCAGCGACAGGTGGCTATCGTAAAGAAACACTTCACGCTGTTAACTTCAAATCGAATCCATTCTCAGTGAGTGCAGGTGATACAAAAGTATTACTCGACATTCCATTGGCGATTGGTGGCATCGATAGAGTATAATTCGTAACAATTAAAACAAAATAAAGTGGCAAAAGAAGTATCAGTATTATTAGACATCATCAGTGATGAAGAACGCAAGAGTTATGAAGATAAGTGTATCGAATTAGCAACTGCACATAACGTAGGCAAGGTTCACGTTTGCGTTCAATTTAAACCTGAAACTAACGAACGAATAGTAAGCTACATCAAAGAGCCGAACTATGTAAGTAAGTTAGCGTTAATGGGTAAAGCGAGTGAGTTAGATATGTATGCAGCAGGAGAGGAGCTTCGGTTGATATACCAAATCAAAGAAGAATCGCATCCATTGACTTATGGCGAAACGTATGATTGTGAGCCGTATAAATTAGGTGTAGTTCAACATTGTCTTGGTGTTATTACCATCGTAACAAATCGCTTTAAAAAAAACTAAGCGAATACAAAATTAACAACGACACCGAAGATATACACCGTATGGCTGCGTATATTCGGTGTTGTTGTCATTTAGACCCTGAGGCATTATCAGATGACGAATTTGCAAAGGAGTATTGTAGAGCAAAGTGGTTTTTAGAAGTAGCACATCAAGTTAAATTTGAGTAATGGCAAACATAGTAGAATACATATTAGGACTTAAATCGGACGGCTTCCAATCGGGGATAAATGGTGCAATAGGTTCTACTCGTGCGTTGGATTCAGCATTTGATAAAGTTAAGACTACTGCACTCGGATTCTTTGGTGTTTACGAAGGCTTGGCATTCATCAACAAGAGTGTTGATATGTTCAACGAATCGGCTCAAGCATCGGCTCAATTGGACGCATCATTAAGAAGTACGGCTAATGCAGCTAACTTGAATCGTGAAGCATTGGATAAACAAGCCGATGCGTTGATGAAGAAGTCATTATTTGACGATGATGCCATCACGAGTTCTCAATCTTTACTTGCAACATTCACGAAGGTAAAAGATACCATCTATATGGATGCTATTCCTGCGATTGTTGATATGTCAACAAAGTTAGGAGGAGATTTACAAGGCACTACACTTCAAGTCGGTAAGGCATTGAATGACCCTATTAAGGGTATATCCGCATTATCAAGAGCAGGTGTATCATTTACCGAATCACAGAAAGCGACTATCAAAAGTATGGTTGCAATGAATGATGTTGCAGGAGCACAGAAGTTAATTTTACAAGAATTACAAACAGAGTTTGGTGGTTCAGCATTAGCGGCATCACAAGTAGGTACTGGTCCGATGGTTGTACTTAAAAATGAGTTTAATAATGTCCGTGAAGAGATAGGTGGTATGGTTATGGCATTGATAATCGATTTGAAACCTGCGTTACAATCAATGATTGAAGGTTTGAGTAGTGCGGTTAATTGGGTAAAAGAAAACAAAAGATTAATTACCGACCTTGCCTTCGGTATTGGCATATTCGCAACGGCAATGGTGACTGTTGTACCATTTATTGAAGGGTTCACTGTTGCTACAACGGCAGCAGCAATAGCAGAGGGTGAGGCGGCAGTTGCTACAACTGCATTACTTGGACCAGTTGGGTTACTTGTTATTGCGGTAGCTGCCCTTGCAGCAGTTTGGTATGATGTGTCTCAAGCAAGTGAACGAGCATTACAGATGCAACAAGACAATGCAAAGAGACACGCAAGTAGTACAACAAGTGCGCTTGAAGAAGACCTTAAAAGAAAGGTAAAAGCAGGAGGTAATGAACTTGCATTGCGTAAACAATTATCTGAAAGTTATATCAAATTAGAGCAACAAGATTTAAAGCAAAGTGAATCTGATTTAGAGAAAGCATTATCAAGGCAGCAATTTTTAAAAGAACAAGGTTACTCATCCGCAGCAAAAGATATGCAAGAAGGCATAGATAAACTGAGGGGTAAAGTATCAGAATATCAATCAGGCATTAGTGCTGCACAATCATTTGGTTCAGTTAAACCTGCATTGACAACAGCTAAATCAACGGCAGGTGCAGGTGCTAAAGCAACAGGGGCAACACCACCAAAGACGGACAAAGCAACTGGTAGTAAATCAGTTACTATCAATATGCAAATAAACGATATTATAAAAGAGTTTACCATCAACACTACTAACATCAAGGAAGGTGCAAATAGGGTTAAAGATATGGTCGCAGATGCGTTGTTAAACTCCATTAATTCATCACTTCATACGGCAGGACAATAATGATACTAAACAACGCACCAACGGTCATCAAGTTTAACGGAAGTAGTTATCCAACTTCAATAGATGGACAAACAAAATCATTTCCTGATATCGTATTAAAGTCAGCATTGATAAGTGTATCACAAGCAAAGCAAATTATCAAGACGCAGATTCAAGGTAGAGATGGTTCGGTTAAAGAATACATAGGTCTTGACGATTATGCCATCTCAATAGTTGGTACAATAACAAGTACTAATAATGTTGAGCCAATACAAGATAGACTTGATTTAAAGGCAATGTTAGACGCACCTATATCTATTGGTGTGGTGTGTCCTTATTTGAATCAACTTGGCATTACCGATGTGGTGATAGAGAGTTATGATTTGCCACAACAAGCAGGTGGTATATCGTATCAAACTTTTTCAATAAATTGCATATCTGAATACGCTAATCAACTCCGTATAGCAAGTGTATAACGTACTCAATTATATAACCATCAAGCAGATGCCATCAAAGGCATATCCGAATCATAACAAGGTGATAAGGCTTGACTTTTTGGAATCGTATAGTTACGAATCAACGTGGAAGGAGATGTCAAGTAAGGGAACTATAAGCATACCTAAAAACTTGTATTATAAGGATGAGGGTAATTTTTTAAATCCGTTAAATGGTTCAAAGGTAAATATCGGTGGGTTCAATTCCGAGCCACTTATTATGCGTGGTGATAAGATAACACTTACTGCTGGGTATAGATACAAGAAGCCATCACTTACTTGGGGATGGGTGGATGAAACTTCGCAGATATTAGACGGATATATTACACGAGTATACGCAAAGATTCCAATCACTTTTGATGTTGAGGATAATATGTGGTTACTGAAGCAAACGGCACTTACTAACAAGACATATAAGGCGACTGATACTATCGAATTTATTCTTAAAGATATAGCATCACAAGTCGCAGACAAGCATCCGACCGCAGACCCAATAGTAGTTAATCAAGAATCATCAACAACAGTTGGAACTATCATAGTTGAAAACGAAACAGGTGCGCAGTTCTTAGAAAGATTGCATAAGCTATTCGGCTTAACAACTTATATGCGTGGTAATGAGTTGCGATGTGGAGTAATGGAGTATAACACGGCAGAGGCACAAGAACAGATATTCATAATGAATGGTCAGCAAGGAAATGTTCCTGCCGATGGTCAAGAATTGGAGTTCCAACGCAAGGAAGATGTAGTTGTATCAACACGAGCATACAACACTATTCAGAAAGATAATGGAACTAATAAAGATGGTTCAAAGAAGTTAAAGAAAGAACGAATTGAAGTGCTTGTTACTTTAAAGAATGGTGATATAACTTCGACAAGTATTAAGGCAGGTGAACATACACCTGATAATACGGAAGGTGAACGTACTACTTTTTTTGACCCATCGGCAAAGACGGAAGCGGACTTGATAAAAGGTGCAACAAAGCAACTTGAACTAATGCGTTACGATGGGTTAACTGGATCGTTTGAAGCGTTCGGAATACCATTCGTGCGATACGGAGATAATGTGCGTATCAAGAACCCAAAGCAACCTGAACAAGATGGATTGTATAAAGTAAAAGGAGTAACGTATTCAGGCGGTACATCAGGACTTCGACAAACAATTAAACTACACTACAAGATAGGATAATGGGAGATATTGCAACAGCTATACGAATGATAACGAACACACACCTTACGGATAAGGTGAGAATGTTTGATGCTGAGGTCAATAGCGTATCAATGACGGACAGAACGTGCGAGGTGACAATGATAGGCGGTAAGTCTGCCAATACCTTAACTGTTCGATTGATGGCATCTTCCGATGATGGGTTATTGATGAAGCCAACTATTGGTAGTACGATAGTTGTAATGATGTCGGAATACACCGCACCATTCGTTGCAAAATATTCAGGAGTTGATAGTATCACGATGTTAGGCGGTGACTTGAAAGGACTTGTAAAGGTGGATGACTTAGTAACGCAGTTAAATAACTTGGAAGACTTTGTTAAGGACTTAGCGCAAAAGTATAATGCACATACGCATCCGTATATTGATACAGGCTTGATGCCATCACCTGCGGCAACAACATTGCCAGTACTACCACCTGACCAAGAAACAGGTGTTATCACAAACACACAAGCGTCCGATTTAGAGAACACAAATATAACACAAGGCTAATGCAACCACGATACGATATAGGAATAGACAAAGATTATATAAACTCCAATAATGACATATCTTGGAGTGAATCAGATATACAACATATTGAAGATACAATCGAACTTCGACAAGGTGAATGCAAGGAATATCCGAATGATGGAGTGAGTATTGGAATGTATCTAAATTCACAAGGAATGGAAAGTGATGTCGCAAGGAAAACTATCATCGAATTGCAAAAAGATTTATATATTTGTAACAATCCTTTAGTGAGTTATTCTGCTGATGGAACATTGATAATCAATCCAAATGTAACTATATGACGCAATTTATAGCCATATCAAATAGTACGATATATGATGTATGCCTAAACACATACGGCACGTTGAATTTATTAGGCAAATTAATGGATGACAATAATCACGAAGGAGTGAACACGAACCCAGTACAAGGTCAAGTATTCTTATTTGATGAGAACTTGGTCAATGTTCAAACCAATCAATCATTGGTACAAAATTATTCAATCACAGCAGGAGAAAATGAACTTAAATACGCAACCGCATAATGGGAATCAAAGAAGCAATCAAATCGGTAGTAACTAAACTTGAATCGGTGCAATGTACTAATCAAGATGGTAATGTTGTTGGTTTGAACGTGATGATATGGGCAGATCAACGAGATGAGCAACCCGATATGATTGTTTATGCTAAACCTGCTTGTTTTCTTGAGACGATATTATCAACAGGACTTCCTATTGGTAACAATGCGTTATCTTATGAGGTAACTTTTAGAGTTATGATAGAGCAAGAGCAATACAACTCGGAAGGTAATATTGACCTTGAATTATCGTTGCTTGATTTAAAAGATTCGGTGCATCGTGCATTACAAAACTTTAAACCATTGAATTGCTCACCGATGTATCAAAGCGGTCGTGAGTTAGATTATACGCAAAGCAATCGTTATTTGGTTGTGCTTGAATATTCTTCGCATTTTGTAGACTTGATGAGTACTGAACTTGACCCTGCAATGGGGTACATTGTTGATACAATCGATGCGCCTATATTATCAATGGAAGAAGAAATATTTGTAGGCACTATTGATGATGATGTTGTACCAACTTATGCAGTTGCAGGTGGTGGTATTGTACCTATTTATAGCTATGGTCCATCCGTTTGGTATAATGACATTGGTTTGCCAAAAGTAGGTCAAGGAAAGAATGGAGATTATTATCTCAACGATACTAACGGAGATGTATACAACAAAGTTGACGGCACTTGGGTACTTGTAGCGAATATTAAAGGTCAAGATGGAGGTGGTGCAAGTGGAGGTTTGACAAACGTAGTTGTTACACTTGGAATGATTGTTGGAGGTGTATTGACTGCCGAAGATGGTAAGTGTTATATCTTAGAAAATGGAACGCTTATTAGTGACATCAACTTTAACTTAGACCATCTAACTACCGAGAATGATACTTGTATGTTTATCAATAGAGATATAAGTTATGTAGTTAGTCTAAGTGGCTCAACGGCATATTACGCTGATGAAAGAATAGCGACAACAATATACAAGCAAGAAGATTGCGAGTTCAGATTTGCAAATGGTAAAATAAGAGTATTAAGAGGTTAAAAAATATGAAAAAACTAATAACAATCATAGCAGTATGTCTGCTCACAATCAACGCACAAGCACAATACGGAGGTGTTATTCGTGCGGTAAATAATAGCAATGTAATCGGTGAGATTCAACGAATCGGTGCATCAATGAAGGTACACGATACCGCATTGGTGAACATCCAAACGGCTATGAAGTTGAAGACAGATAGCATATACACACGGCTTGGTAGCGGTGTTTGGATATCATCTATTCCAAGTGCAACGCAAAGTACATTGGAAGATATTAGTTTATATACTTTTGAAACTAAACAACAATTAGAAATCTATCTACAAGCATTAAAACTAAAGACAGATAGCATATACACACGTATGTATCAAGATTCGGTTAACCTTGCCAAGTTAGGTACAGGTGTTACTACAACATTGGATAGTGCTACGCAAAGAGGTACAATACAAGTAAGCAACTTTCCTGCTACACAACCTGTATCATTATCAGGTAATGTTAACACAACCATATCAGGTGTGACTAAGAAAGCATTACTCACACAATTAGTATCGGCAGATACAGGATTAGTTGTGAATGCAGTTATGCACGGCTTGTCAACAGGCGGTGGTGGTGGATATCACGATGTAAAAGTTAACCCATCAGGCGCATTAACTGTTGAAGCTACTCAGTCAGGTACTTGGAATGTGAATAATGTGAGCGGTACAATATCGCTTCCAACAAATGCGTCAACTGAAAGTACATCAAGTGCTATTTATGCAGAAATTTTAGACCAAAGTACTAATTATTTGTCACCAAGTAAGTTGAAATTAGACAGCATATACACACGGCTTGGAACTGGAGTAACTGTCAATAGTCATCCTGTTACATTCACAAGACTTAAAGCATCAACGGATACGGTGGCTATCTCAGGAACTATAACCGCTACCGCAGGTGCAACAACTATTTATGATTCAACGTGGTCAGCAACAAGTATGACAGTTACAAATTTGAATAGTCTTGCTTCAAGTGCAACGGTTGGATGGCAATCGGATTCGGTTCGTAACAATGTTCGCAAAGCAGTTGATTACAAGATTAATGTTAAACTAACGATGCAAAACACAGCACCCGCAAGTGACAAGGCAATTTTTGTATATATTTGTCCATTTTATTTTGATGGAACGAACTGGTATGCAGCATCACAAGGTACAACTACATTACCAACAGGCGCACAAGGGGCAAGTACAATTGCATCACCTAATAACTTACGATTGCTTGGTGTATTGAGTTATACTACTCAGAATCAAGTTTGTCAAGATAACTTTTTACTAAGTAATGCTTTCGGTAATGTAATGCCTGATGGGTTTAGTATCATCATAGTAAATTTTTCGGGTGCAGCCGTATCTGCAAGTGGTAACGTAGTCAATTATTCACCTATAAACAAAGTACAACGATAATGAAAAAACTATTATTCATAGCCTTGATGTTGGCTTCATTTACATCATTTAGTCAAGTTGAGACAATTAGAGTATTGTCAATTGATAGATATCAATCTCAAGGATATTGTGTTGTAAGGGCAGGTTACCGTATAGCCATTCCCAATCCACTTGGAAGTTCTGCTCAATGTGATAGAATTGTAATGTCTTATGCGAACAAATATAATATTTCAAGGATAGATTCTATTGCAGGTAAAAAATATGCTTACATTGTGCAAGAAGAATCAATTACACCAACAACAACGAAGAATCAAATTAGAACAACTTTGGTTAATAGGTTTAATGATTTAACATCAAAGATTGCTATTTTCGTTGCTAATTTAGAAGTTTATGATTCAACACTTGGCGAATCATACATTGACAATATTTGGCAACTTTCACCTCAAATAAATTCGTTATGATAAGGGGATTTGCAGTAATATTATTAGCGGTGGTGTTGAGTTCGTTTGGAGTATCTATGCTTAATCGTTCTTCGCTTGTAGCTTATTATCCTATGACACAACAAACAGGTAATGTATTACTTGATATGAAAGGAGGTGATAAGTTGGTAGGTCAAGGAAATCCATTTATTGTCAACGCTTCGGCATATTGTAATGGCACTTCATCTGCATATACGGCAAGTAATCAATTAGCGGTAAAGTCTCTTACAAATAAGTTTACACTATCATTTTGGGGTAAAAGGAATACGACTACATCACCTTGTTTTGTTGGAACTTATGACGTATCAGCAATTCTTGGTATTTGGAATGTACAAAATACAGCATCAGGTTTTCAGATGGTAGTTATTGCACCGCCGACGACTATCACAGGCTTATTTAGAACTGACGCATCACTTACAACTTCTGGTGTATGGAGGCACTTTGTAGGTGTTTATGATGGCACACAAGCAACAGCATCAAATCGAATAAAATTGTACGTTAACGGAGTTGATGTAGGTGGCACAATGACAGGAACTATACCTACTACTTTATTAAATCCTGCAAATTCAACATTTGCTATTGGTAGGGGTGCTACTGCTTTTGCAGGAAATAGTTACATCAAATTTGTTGAACTTTACAATAGACCTTTGACACCTACTGAAGTTAAGAATATTTATGTTGAGGAGTATAACAAAATTAAACAAAGCGGACAATAACCAATGAACCTAATCACCCTCACTTGGACTGGCACTTACGAAGATTTGAAGCAGTTATACATTGCTTATATCGAAGCCGATGCCATACTTGGAGATGATGTGGAAAGTAAAGCGGAGATGGTCTTTGGATTGATGGAACACCTAACCTTGAATAATAAAATAAAAGCTAAAGTTGATATAAAGCAATGGAAACAAAACTGATAGAAGAGATGTTAAAGCAAAGCGCACTTGTAGGCGTGTTGGCATTTTGTGGTTACATACTATGGAAGAGATACGATAAGTTTACCGAACGAACGATGAACGAACTTGATGTACTTCGTGCGGAAGTGAAGCGTATTATGGAAGAAGATAGAGTTAAGATGTATAGCATCATTGAAACAAATACTCGTAGCATTGATAGACAATCTTTTATGATGGATAGGTCAGCTAAAGTGATGGAGTGTATCATTGAGCAAATCAAAGACTTTAAGGAAGGTGATTTGTATCAGGAACATTTAGGTAGAAAAGTTAAAACAATCCGTAAATGAAAGTATCACAAAATGGAATTAAACTAATCCAAACCTTTGAATCTTGCCGTCTACAAGCGTATCAAGATAGTAAGGCTATTTGGACAATCGGTTGGGGCAATACGCAATACGAGAACGGCATCAGAGTTAAGAAAGGTGATGTACTTACTCAGCAACGTGCTGATGAGTTATTCGCTACGATATTGCTTAGCTTTGAGTATGGAGTGAATAAGCGAGTTGGCGCATCGGTGACGCAAGGAATGTTCGATGCGTTAGTATCATTCAGTTATAATCTTGGGTTAGGCAATCTTGACAAGTCAACGCTACTCAAGAAAGTAAACGCTAATCCATCAGATGCCACGATCCGTACGGAGTTTATGAAGTGGGTTAATAAGGGTTCATCATTTGAGAAAGGGTTAACAAGAAGGCGCAAGGCAGAAGCAGATTTGTATTTCACAACAACATCATCAACAACTTAAAGATATGTCAGACATTAAAGTAAACATTACGCAAGAAGGTAAAGACATCATAGTCAATGAAGCTTCGATA